CAGGTCGCGTATCCTCAATAGAACAATCCACTGCATTTCTTCACGTTGATTTAGCACAAGTCAAAAGTCGGCTGGATAGCTTTTCAAAACGACTTGAGCGCATAGAGCGTCGCCTTGAGTTATCTGATAGCATAAATTAGTAAATCTCAATACCTTATACAATCAACCCGCCTGGTGCGGGTTTTTTATTGCCCGAAATAAGGCGACTGGGTGTAATAATATTTATTTTCCCTAAATTATACGATTACGTATTGATTAAAATATACGATAGCGTATAATTACCCACACCGGAGCAAATTATCCGTTAAATCGCCTCTCTCGATTTCTAACGGCAGGTCTGTGAGATTCAGGCCATTCTTTTAACTTCATAGGAAAAAGCAAATGAACAAATTATTAACAGCCGCCATGATAGCCCTGATTTCAACGTCAGCAACCGCAGCAACCTTAAAAAAGGATTACCCTTTATGTACCACTGAGGACGCTTTTAAGGAAATGGTCCATGCCCTCGTAAAGCACGATGTAGAGCAATTTAAGGCGCTACTTCTAAACGGTTCGTGTGTCATAACTACGGAGGGGGCCTTAAAGTACACCACGTTGGATCGTGGCCTGCTGGGAACGTCGAAAGTACGGATATACGGAAACGGAACAAACGCTATTGCATACACCAACTACGAAGCCCTGAACCATTAATTTTTAGAGTTTACACAGGAAAAAGCAAATGAAACAACCCGACTGGGCTGACCGCTCCTGGCTGCTTGAACAAACAACCCCTCTAAAAGCGGCTGACACCCGCGCTAAAACCCTAACTGCAATTATGCTTACGCTGATTGCAGCGGCATTGATAAAGGTGATTTGATGGAACCCCAAGCAAATTATGAATTTTTACAAGCCCGTCAATCGGGCCTGGGCGGTTCTGATATTGGGGCGGTGATCGGCGTGAGCCAATATAAATCCGCCCTCGATGTTTACTTCGACAAAACAGAACCCAAGCTGGAACAGGAGCATCAGGAGCATTTTTACTGGGGTCATGCACTCGAACAACCCATTGCTGAACGGTTTTCAAGGGAGCATCCTGATTTTGAAGTGATGCGTAACGTACCGATTGCCATGCACCCACAACATGAATGGATGCTGGCTAATGTGGATGGTCTTTTTGATGATGACCAGGGTAATCGTGGCATTTTAGAGATCAAGACGGTTAACGCCTTCGCTAGCGATAGCTGGGGCTTTGAAAACAGTGACCAAGTGCCGCTGTCCTACGCCGCACAAGTGGCTTTTTATATGGCTGTCATGGACGCGGATTTTGCCATTATTGCCGCGCTGTTTGGTGGCAATTCTTACAAAGAATTCAGGATAGAACGGGATCTGGAAATAGAAGCTGTTTTAATTCGGGAAGGCGGCGCATTTTGGCATAACCATGTTATCCCAAGGATACCGCCAGAACCCAAAACCGCTAACGATGTTGCCCGGTTGTTCAAGCACGACTTAGGCACGATCCTCGAAGCCGACGACAACCTCCTGAACCTTTGCCAAGAGATTAAGCGGCTTAAAACCGATGCCAAAGACTTGGACGGCCTGATTGTCGAGCTGACAACCAACTTAAAGAAAGTCATGGGCGATTCGGCGTTGTTACAGTATGCAGGCAGTACCATTTGCTCATGGAAGAATAATAAGGACTCAACGAAAGTAGGTTATGAAAAAGCCGTCGCTGATTTTACAGGTTGGCTAAACAGTTTTAAAAATAACCCGCAAATGGAAGGTATCTCGGATGTTCTTACCCAATACCTACGTGAAAACACCAAGACTGTGCCTGGTATCAGGCCTTTACTCATTAAGTAGGAGTTTACCGTGAGCAGAAAAGAAGAATACGATTATGAGAATGATGTTTTTTATGATGTTTGGCGTTCCGGTGGAAATCCTGACAACCTTGATATGGACAGGGTTAATGATGATTACCATGACGGCTTAGATCATGAGCAATCAGCGAAAAAACATTTTGAACGTCAAAAAAATAACAATAGGAATTACTGATATGTCAGCACAATTAAAGTCTGCCTTAATAAATGGCAACAAGCCCCCCGTAAGACTCGCAGACCTGCCCCGTGCGGACCAGCTCAAGGCGGTGCTGTTACAGTCTAAACGGCAAATAACCTCGTTGCTGGAGGATGAAACCAAAGCCAACAAGTTTTTAGCGGCTTCCTTGGTGGTGGCTAATGACCCTGCCCTGCGTAATTGTTCACCGGAATCAATTGTCCAGTCATTAATTGGCGTGGCGATGGCTAATCTTTCTGTCGATAAGAACCTTGGACAAGCGTATTTAATTGGCTATAAAGACCAGTGCACCCTACAACTGGGCTATAAAGGCTGGATTCAGTTGTTGTTTAGGGCTGGCTGGCTGGTTAAAGCCTTTCCTGTCTTTGATTGTGATGAATTTAGCATGGCCTGGGATGGCTGGGATAACCGGGTACAATTTACGCCTGATCTGGATGAACGCGATGAAGGTGATTCAGCGTGGTCCTATGCCCATTTACGCGGCGTTTTCGTCATTGCCCGTAACTCGGACACTAAGGACGAGTACAGCGTGTTCGTGGCTAAAAAAGTCATTGAGAAGTTGCGGCTAGTGTCTCCTAACCAACGCGGGGCGACTACCCCACAAGGCATCTGGAAAGATTGGTACATTGAAATGGCTATCGGAAAAGCCGTTAAAAAGCTGGCTAAACTGCTGCCTGTAGGCGATACCCGACAAGTTGCAACCGCGCTTGCCGTCGATGATAAGGCCGAAATAGGTAAAAAGGTAGACTACTCCAGTACGATTGAAAGCGGGATCGTCACAGAAATAAATGACGCGCCCATAGCCGAACCCGAACCTGAAGAAACCATCAATGAAGAAACCGGCGAAATCTATTCCATTCCTGATGATGAACTGCCGTTCGTTGAGCCATTACAAACACCACAAAAACCTGACCCTTACGCATTAGGTAAAGTGCTGGCTACGATTCGCGAGGCTAAAACCGTTGAGGAGCAGGAGCTGGTACATATCGCCATGGCCGAACTGGACAACGAAGCCGGTAAGACCGCCAAGAACGCGTTTACCAAACGCCAAGCGGCTTTGAAGAAAGAAGCCAGGCCGGTTGATAAAAACTGGGCGTTTGAGATTGAATCCTGCAATGAAAAACAGGCCTTGATTGATCAAATTGAAATCATGTCGGATCACGATCAGGCTAAGTTCAGGCAATTGCTGGATGAAAAGCTGGATTTTTTGAGGGATTGATATGGAAAAACCAAAATTAGAAATATGGACAATCTACTTTAGCCCTAAAGATTTTCCGAATGAGTATGTGGCAAGAATGTTTGAACTTGACCAGCCGACAAAAAGTATTTTGAGAGCTTCAGGGCTTGAGGACTTGCGGGGAAAGATTCAAAACTACTCAGACCATGAGCTTGTTAGAATAAATCGTTCAGAAAATGACCATCGCAGCGTGATAGAAAGCTGGATTTGAGAGGTTGATAGACATCGCCATGTGCATAACCACCAAAGAAGCCGCCATTGCTTTAGGCGTAGCGCACGGAACCATTTCAAAAATGGATAAAGCAGGACGCATACCGACTCCATGCGTGTTTGTGCTAAACAAAAATACAGGGCGACAAATCAAGGCCTATGACAAAGCCGAGTTTATGGCCTGGGTTGCAACCAACCCAATCAAGCATTGTGGCTATAGGGACGCGGAAGAACGTCAAAAGCGGCTTAAAATTGTCAGCCAGCCGGTTTATTCAAAATCGGAAGACGATGTGTACTGCATCCAGAGAAAAGCCGAGCCGTTTGTTTATTCCGGGTATAAAAAATGGTGGATTCTTAATTTTAGACCGGCGCTGTTAAACAGGGGATATTCGTATGATTGATTTTTATGAACAGTGGATAAATGTATGAATGACGCAATACAAATACACGGCATAACCATCAACGTCGATGCCGATAACCGCTATAGTCTTACCGACTTGTATAACGCCGCTAAAAAAATGGGATTGGCTGATGAAAGTGATAGACCGACCGATTGGCTAAGGACAAAAACAGCTCAAAAGTATGTCGATTTTTTAGAAATTAACGGTGTAAATTCTCACTTTGGTGTGGGCATCCAGCCTATCGAAATAATTAAGGGTGGTGAGTTTTCAGGTACGTATGCGGTCAAAGATTTGGTATACAGTTACGCGATTTGGTTAAGCGTAGAGTTCCACCATGAAGTCATTCAAACCTACGATAAAAAAGTTACCGAAGAACACGCCCAACTCGAAGAACTACAAGCCAAACTAAAAACCTCTATCCCTAAAGACCCTAATTGTATTTCCAGCGTCATCGGCGGAAGTCCTCTTGAAGCCCATAAGTTTTTTAAAAAGATGGAAGTATTAGACTTGGTTAGAATAGAAATCGACTATAAACCCGTCTATAAAAAATTTATTACTGAAAAGGGTTGGGCTTACTTACAAGGCTACAGCAAGGATGGAATTGTACGAGTGGAACCGGAAATGCACAACGCGCTGATGGCGCTGGTGGCTAATTTTGGCAAGGGTAATCAGATTGATATGTTCGGTAGTTTAAAAGAATAAACGCCTGGAAAACAACCCACAGACCGACATTTTTGAAGAAGCGGTTATTTAGACTATGCTTAAAATATTGCTTGATAAAGAAGAAACAGTCTCGGCGGTATCGCTCAGTATCAGCACGATTAACCGTCTGGTGATCGAGGGAAGATTCCCTAAGCCCGTGCGTGTAGGTACTCGGGTTCTATGGCGGCATTCTGAATTGGTCGAATGGTCTGAAAAGCTCGGTGATGGCGCTATGCTGGCTTCAGGAAAGAAACGTGGACGGCCACCCAGCTTGTTAGCTAGATCGTCTGGATTCAACCGCACATATTTAGACAGCATTTCAACGGTCTTATGGCCACCAATAGCTTTTAATTCCAGAATAGAAAGCCCTTTCTCGGCCATCCTTGAAAGTGCCTCATGGCGTAAGTCATGAAGATTCAACCCCGTAATACCCGCTTTACGACATGCTTTTAAAAACGCCTTGCTGTAATGGTCAGCCTGAAACTCAAACAATCGGCCATCCAACCGAAGTGGCAAGCTGTTAATCGCTTTAAGCGCCTCGGTTGATAAGGGTACGTCACGCGATACCCCCCCTTTCGTTTCCGGTAAATAAGCCACTTTTCCCCTGATCCATTTACGCTGAAGTCCAACCAGCTCCCCGCGCCGCATCGCGGTTTCAATGGCTAGCGTGACATAGGCTTTTAATTCTGCGGAGCAATTATTTAATATCAGTTGTTCCTCGCCTTCGTATAAGCGCCGATCCCGTGAGCTATTGGGTTTAGGTAGCCGTATCATGGCAACCGGATTAATCAGTGGCATCCCCCATTCCTTTATAGCAATAGTGAACACATGGGACAGGAAAGCCAGGTCTTTTGTTACCGTACTTCCACTGATACCTTCGGAAAGCCGTGTATCACGCCATATAGCCATATCAACTTGTCTGATAGTGCCTATCCCCTTACCTGCCAAGTGACTTTTTTTCCAAAGAGCAGTACGGTATTTTTCCCGAACCGCGCCCTTTTTTAACGGCATTATTTCAGATGCATAACGATCCAGGCATTCGGCCAATGAGGTTGACAGGGTTTCGCGATTGTCCTGGTAGACACCGATACCCATATCGGATTCAATTTTTAAAGCCCATCGTTCGGCATCGCCTTTGGTGTTAAACGTGCGTCCAATGCTTTTATGTCCCTTACGCCTGACTTGGCAATACCAGCCTGTTTTTTTTTGGGTGAATGTGGCGATTACTTTCTCCAAAATATTAGCCAAGAGAGAAAATATAAACGCAAAAAAAATAACTGTAAATTTTCCTTAGTGCTTACAGAATGCTTTTTATGCCACGGTTATTTATTTTAGAATTTCTTAACCCTTTGATTTTATGGTGGCGATAGGTGGACTTGAACCACCGACCCCGGGGTTATGAATCCCACGACATAGATTGTTTATCAATTAGTTAAATCGTAGTTTATTGATATTTATAAAGTTATTAATTTATTAGTATTCATGATTAAGCATCATAAAAAGCAATAATTGCTTCATTATTGCTTCACTATATTTCAGGCAAAAAAAAGGACGCGCCAGGCGTCCGTATTCCAAGGCTTGTTTTATCACTTATCTAGCAAGTTTGTTTTGACATCGTCTTTCTCAACATCAACACTGGCCTTCAACAATCTGGACTCGATAATACGCTCAACCAGGAACAGGAAACGTGTCGCCATATGTCCCCCGATTCCAGCACAGGCGGCACTCACACCCATGGGTTGTCCTACTGAATCGGTGAGCATAAAAATACCCACACCAACAAAGCCAGAGGTGAAGAGTTCACCAAACAACTCGAATATTTTAAAGTGCCCGTCCTTGATGGACTTGCTGTTTCCAAGCCAGTTGATCAAGCCACCGCTTAAGGCCATGCTTAAGGCGATGACCCAGGTGACTACTGGCCAGGTGCTGGGGTCTGAGGTTTCTTGCATGGCGTTACAAGGTTTTAGCGAGCATAAACAGCGTGTCTATTTGCTCCGGTGTTTGTCCCATGCCTTCAAGTAACGCGCAAACTAAAGGGTCATTGCGCTTTATATCGATGGCGTATTCCCATTGAATCCTGACGGATTCCGGTTGCTGGGCAACCATCGCCTCAACGGCATCTAAAAAACCATGTTCCAACAAGATCAACCGTGCCTGGCGGGGCGTAATCGATACGGCTGCCATGAGTTCAGCGTCCGGGGTTTTTCGGTCCCAGCCTGCGAAAACATGCGGAAATTCGCTGGCATTGCCGACGGTATCGACGACGCTACCATCAGCTAACATCTCGCCTATATAGTACGCGCCTGCCGGTGATTCTGTGGCACTGTCAACGATATAATCTATGTAGAGTTTACCCTCGTACTGAATCGCAATGGCGCTTTGCGGCAGGTGAAAAATACCCGCTTGGTTTGCCTCGGGGGGGGTGTATTCAATAATTATTCTTTTCATTTAGGTCAATCCTGTAATTTCCAACGTGCAGTAACTTTCTAAATAATATTGGACATCAATTTCAAAGCTCTGATAATACCCGTACTGGATCATCATGGAATAAAGATTATCCGCGCCGATCCATACCAGAGGCGTAGACCGGTACGCGGCCAGGGTATTGTAGACCAGGTCAACCCGGGCGTTATCGATAACGAGGTTGACGTTTTGCCGCTTGGAGTAGCGGCGCTTGACGATGGTAGTACCGCCCCAGGCATCAATGGTTTTTGTTGAGTAATCGTTGATACCGGTTTTAACACCGTATTGCGTAGTACCCAGCTCAAATTTTGAGCCGAGAACTAACTTTCCTAGCCTGACATTGCCGGTTGCAACCCTTAATTGAATCGTGATTGAACTGGTCGCTGTCATCCCGAGGTCACTGATGATAAAGTCGCTTAACCCCGTTAAAACGAAGGTTTTAACCAAGGTCACAACCGGGCCTACGTCCGTTACCACGACGGTGACGGTATCGGCTTTGATATTCAATAAAGCCAGGCTATCGGCAGCGACATACGGGGTTATGATAAAGCCGAGGACGCTGGGTATGTCTGAGGTTGATCCATACACCTCATCGAAAACGCGCCATCGGTTGGTTGCGCCCACCACGAACCATTTCGGCGAGGTGCCGGTGATGTTCGATGACGGGATAAAGTTGGTATTGGCAATCGCGCATTCATAAATTTTATGGGTGGCTGTCAGGATGCATTGCATGCCGACGGTATAGGCGGTTGCCGCGTTCCAGACTACTTCAGTCCCGTAAGGTTCAGTCACCGACCCTAGCATCATGGTGGTGTTGATGTCGGCGTAGCGGGTCACGGCAGCGGACATGGTTTTTATATACGAGGTGGTGTAATTCCCAAGCTCAACCTGAGCGCCACCGGCATAAACAGAAGCCGTTTGCGTG